CAGTAATCGCAATCCAAGGAAAGGGAAATTTACTTATCCCATTCTTTGTTGGAAATGATGGTTACTCATTACGAGTGAACACAAAAAGCGAGATGAGTTATGGATACTCAACTTGTGGGCAGAAGTCTGTTCTTCATCGTAAGATAAGAAACTCTTTAGCCCGTGTGGAAAGCCCAATGTACGAATTCGTTTCTGAATTCGACGTGGATGCAGGTAAAGAACATGTAAAGTACCGTTTCGACGGCGATGTTCTTCGGCAATACCGTTTTCAGTCGCTTTATCAAGGCGCGAAAGGGAGATGCCTCTGCACTGCTCAGTGTTTAACAGAAGGAGCCAAAATTTATTTGGAACCAGACGGACAACACGTGAATATCGTAGGACCCTATATGGGCTGTGATATTCGAGACGAGCGCTTCCAGACCATGGACGATTGCATATCCTATTGGGATACTGAAACCGCCCATATCGGCGAAAATCCTCAGCACAGGACTTTTTCAATGAGAAAGAAGTTCCTTCCGGGTGTCAAAGTATACCCGGTGACCTCTTTTGATGCTCTAGAGCTCAAAGAGGAGGAAGAGGACAAAAATCGCCAAACTGATTTGACACGCATTACTCATGAACTAAGAATGGAAGCGTATAATTCGCTCCATTGTTCAGCCGGTAATCTGCAAACTACCCTAGAGGTGTTATCAGTTCTGTACGGTCTTGCAAAAGGAAATTTCCTTAAAGCCACAGAAGCCGTCAAATCTGTCTCTGTTAGAAAAGCTCGGAAAGCCCTTAAGAGGCAATCTAGACGTCTAACAGAAAAGCTCAGTACTGTCAAGGGTGTGAGCCAAGAGGCAGGTAGTCTCTGGCTTAAATATCGGTATGCGTATCTGACTACTAAGTCAGATATTGAAGAAAACATAGCTTTCTTTTGCCGAGGTACTGACACCGGTTCATTCCAAACTCTCCGATCAGGGACCGAAGTAGATGGGGTCAAAGTCAGCTTCTTAATTAACATTAAGAAAGCAGAATATGACTTACGCCGTGGCCTAAACGAAGCCTACGAACGAGGCTTTGCTTTTGATGCCTTTACGGTGTGGGACCTTACACCCTTCTCGTTTGTACTTGACTGGGTACTCCCAGTGGGAGATTTCCTTGAAGAGTACAGCGAATACCAGTGGGCTAAGTCGGCGTTTACAGTGAGATACGCTATAACGTCGTATAAATGTAAAACTAACTATACGCTCCCTGGTTATGTCGGTTCGTGTTCTATCACACGTTATCGACGCTCCGTCTCCGACCATACCCCAACATGGGAATTTGAATGGGACGGAAGTAGCTCTAATCGTACTACTCTCAAAAGAGTAGCAGATTCAATTGCCCTGATTAACGGGTAGAAAGGAGGACAATATGTCCAAAACATCAGTAATTGATGCCACTAACACAACTGCCAGCACTACTTTTAATGCATCTGCATATAAACTTAGTGTATTAGGCAACTACGCTCTCACAGCTGACGAGCCTACCGAGGCTACTTACAGCAATGTGACTTCCTCTATTGAACGACCGGAACTATTACAGTACCGCAGTCGTAGATCAGAGAAGAACAATACCGGGTTAAACGTTCCGAACGTTTCGGATACTGCCGGTTATGTTGAGTACGGTATCCGCTTGCAGAATGTAGTTCATACAACTGATACTGCGGATGCTAATGTTGAGATTGCAGACCCTTGTTGCGTAAATATTACGCTCAAGCATCCAGCTACTTCACGTATCACAGAGGATATTGCTACGCAACTATTAATGCGAGCAGTCTCTACAATGTTCGATGACGCTGGAAAAAGCAGACTGGGCGATATGATGCGTTCAGCACTGCATATTACTGCAAACTAACAAAAATTGAAAGGAGGTACATGACACATGTATCTAAATCGAGACACAGTCAAGAAAATCCTTGCATTAGACAATGTTGAGGTAACTGAGGATAATATATTCTCAGCAAAATTAGCTCTGGAGGTTTGGCAGTCACTGCTCTCCGAGCAAAATCCGCAATACGGGAAACTTGTTCTCTCCTATGCATTACGCTACGGATTGAGAAGAACTATCCAGGAAGCATGCGATTGTTCTGAGATCCTTATGGGTCGAAGTTTTCGTAACAATGCTTTCACTGGTATTGTTGCAACGGCAACTGATGAAAGATCAGTATTGCAATGTTTGCGTTTCCTAAAACGTTTTTGCTACCCTGACGACGATTCGTTACGTGAGGAAGCTGTTAGTCAATTCTTCAAGCGGACCCATGGTTGGGCACAGCTGAAGATATCAGACTATTTGCGGTCGGTAATTAAGTCCAAGTTCTCTGACATTGTCGGGAGCGAAAAGAATTACCGCAGGAGTGAAGTTGCGAATCTAACCAAATCTTATTTTGATATTCCATCAGGCGCAGCCTATGATATCGAATATGATCGATTAGTTCGTACCCAAGGGGAGAAGATTACCATTCTTAACGAATACGTTAAGTATCATCCCTCCTACCCTGGAATTAAAAGATTCGTGTACGATCAGAGTAAAGATTTTACTCCAATCTCAAAATTGATAGCAGTGCCAAAGAACTACAAAACTTCTAGAGTTATTGCAGTCGAGCACCCGCTAGTACAGTTCCGATTAGGTGCTATTTCTAACTATCTTTCTGATAGAATAATGAAATACACAAAAGGAAGAATCAATATCCAAGACCAAAGCAGGAATCGAAATCTGGCCCAATTAGGGTCAGCGCAAGATTCTTATGCTACGATCGACCTGAGTGCAGCGTCGGATAGTAATACCCAGATGCTACAATACCAGATCTGTCCTGATTGGCTGTATCGTGAGATCAGTCCTTGGATTAGTCGTCGTGTAAGATACAATGGTAAGACCCGCCGCGTAAATACGTTCGGGACGATGGGTACACGTATAACGTTCCCATTAGAAATGGTTACTTTCATTGCTGTTGTAGAGGTTGCTAGGGATTATTACAATACCCTGGTGGGCGAACCTCACATTACACTTGACGACATTGCGGTGTACGGAGACGACATCATAGTACCAAAGGAATTGGTATCTACAGTGTCTGATCTTCTGGGCATTCTCGGTTTTACCGTGAACGCTGAGAAGACTTACTCTAGTGGACCTTTCCGCGAGTCCTGTGGTGGAGATTATTATAATGGTGTGGATGTTTCGACCAATTACTGGCCTCGTACCCCTATCAGAAGGGATATATCCACTATACCATCATTAATCTCTCTTCAGCATCGTTTGGTACAACACTTTGAGAGCAACCTTATATTGGTTAACACTATCAGAGACATTGTACCGTCCATCACTGAGTCTGAGATCGGTAGCCCATACACAGATATTTGGAGTGCATGGCCTGTTCTCACCTTACGTGAGGGAAGGGAGCGTAGATACGCTCTGACCTACAGCAAATTCAGTGACGCAATGCGTCCTGATGGTAAAAGATATGTTGCTGTGCGTAGGACCAAGAAGATCCATCACGTACAAACTGCAACAGCAGAGTACCATTCTACATTTCCTCCGAAATGGAAGAATGGATGGCCATCTGCCGATATACAGGAATTTCTGATGTATCGTTCTTTATACCATGGTGGATGTTATGCCAGTGGATTGGATGAATTACTCCATGTCACTGACAAACCTCTCCATCAGGAGTGGGACCTCCCAATCCTTGATCGCGACCACGTTCGGGTCCTGATCGAATAGTTGCTGGCAGGCTTTACGCCAAAGCCGGGGGCAAG